AATTATATAAGGAAATGGTATTACTTAACTCTGATTTTCACGTCTATAGTTGGTTCTAAAATTTCAAACATACTTGTCGGTTCACCAAACAATGTGTAATCACCAGTTAAATCAATTTGTCTTGTTTCAGCATCATAATATGGTTGTGATATTTCATTTAAACTGTATATACCACCAACTTTATTATAAACCCTTAAATCAATAACGTTAATCACACCACCAACATTGTTAATTTCTTTTAACAAGTTTGAAATGTAGATATTATCACCCATTTGGTATTTGTTGATGTCCATATAGTTTTGTACATCTGTTATTACTTGTGATATTACTTGTGATTGTGTAACTTGTTTATCTATCATTAAATCAATTTCAAACCCTAAGTTAATGATTCTACCGTCAGTAATTGTTACATAATCATTAAGCATTCTATAGTCAGCCAAATAAGTTGAGATATTATCTTTCAATGAACTTGTTGATGTATTGGTTAATTTAGAGTTTCCATCTAAACCTAAAACATATACATTGATTTTGTTTCTTTCTTCAAATACACCACATCTAAACGGAACACCAAATTTACCTGGCATTAATGATATTCTAGATTGATAATCTTTAATTGTCACGGCTCTATTTTGTGCAGCAAAGTTATATTTAACCATATTTCTAACTTCATCAACACTAGGTACGTCTCTACCACCCAATGCTGGAAATGCGTTGTTCACTGTTAATGAATTTTTAACTGCATTGTTTATTTGTTGATTGCTACCAATAACACTAACATTAGCCAATCCAACACTTGTTAATAAGTTAACACCAACGTTTGTATCTGAACCACCACCAACTCTATATTTAACAAACATAGTAGTGTTGGCTGTTGGTGTTTCACCTAATGACATATTGTTTATAAAATCACCAATTTGATTAACCAATGCTGTGTTTGTATCAAAATCACAAAGACTTGATGTGTCTTTGGTTCCAGAACCAAATATTAATTTAGTAAATCCTAAATCTGTATATTCACGAATGAATTTTTTAGTCACTGAAATAAATTTACCTGGCCTTACACCAGCATTATCAGTAGTTTTTGTGTTATCTTCAATAAAAACTTTATCTTCAGCTAATGCATCCATTTCAAACCATCTATTTTTTTGGTCTAAAAATTGACCAGCGGTAGGTTCAGTTATAAAATTAGTACCTTGTAATGTAATTACTGAATCAATTGATATAACATTATCATCTGGTAATAATAATTCGAAAAATGGTTTAACATCATTAGAATTTATTACTCTTTTGAATATTTTAGTAAATCCGTTAACAACCATTTCCCTCTTGGTTATAGTATAATTAATAATTGTACCATTTGAATCTACATTTGGTATTATCAACCTATTTGGTATACCACCAACAGTAAATGGATTTGAAAAATCAACATCATTGCTTGTTTCAAATACTTTACCACCACCACTTACTTGTGCCCCAGCTCTAATTATTGGTGCGTATGATGAATCAAATGTATCACCAAATACTGGTACTTTAACATTAAAATCAACAATGGTTACAGATGGTCTTTTACCAGGTATCTTTAACCCAAATGTTCTAGCCAAAGACATTACTGATTTTTTCTCTTGTGCGTAATCTATTTGTGTCTCTTGAAACATTCTATCAGTATTTACTGATAACATATCACCAACAGCTGCATTTAATTCTAAAAGCATCATACCTACGGATGCATCATTAAAATCATTAAAGATATCTGGATAATATTTTCTAACCATATCTATTAATTCAGCTCTTATGTCCGAGAAATTTCTGCTTGTATATCCAATCCCTTGATTTGCCATATTGTTTTGTTTAATATAAATATAATAAAAAAATAAAATTAATAAATGTTGTATTTGTTATTATTTTCAGTATATTTGTATTTAATTAAAGAAACAATAAAAATTGAAAAAAAAGACAAGGCAAGAATTTATAGCTGAAGCTAAAGAAATACATGGTGATAAATATGATTACACACTAGTTGATTATATTAATAACACACAAAAAGTTAAAATAACATGTAAAATACATGGTGTTTTTGAACAAGCACCAAGTAAACATTTATTTGGTCAATCTTGCCCCAAGTGTTCTCGTAAAATTGTTGGTGACACACAAAGAAAAAGTTATTTGAATTTTATATCTGAAGCTAAAGAAATACATGGTGATAAATATGATTACACATTAGTTGATTATGTTAACTATAAAAATAAGGTTAAAATAATTTGTCCAATACATGGTGTTTTTGAACAATCACCAAGTAACCATTTAAGTGGTAAGGGGTGTTTATATTGTGGCGGTACTAGTGGTATGGATAAAACTTTATTTATTTTAAAAGCTAAAGAAATACATGGTGATAAATATGATTATACTAATGTAGAATATGTTAACACCCATACAAAGGTTAAAATAATTTGTTCAACACATGGTGTTTTTGAGCAATCGCCAAATAACCATTTATCAAAAAAACAAGGTTGTTATAAATGTTTAGATAAAATACATGATAATGATTCATTTATAAGAGTATCTTCTTTAATTCATAATAACAAATATGACTATTCTTTAGTTCAATATAATGGTATAACTAAAAAGGTTAAAATTATTTGTGATATACATGGACAGTTTAATCAACGATGTGATTCACATAAAAATGGTTTTGGTTGTCCTAGTTGTAGTAATAGTATTTCCAACGATGAAAAAGATGTGACTTATTTTATTGAATCATTAAATATAGATACAGAAGAAAATAATAGAACAATATTGAATGGTAAAGAGTTAGATATATACATCCCATCACATAAACTAGCCATTGAATACAATGGTTTATATTGGCATTCTGAAGAATATGTCTCTTCAGATTATCATTTGAATAAAACAATTGAATGTGAGAAAAAAGGTGTTAAATTAATCCATATATTTGAAGATGAATGGATACACAAGAAAGATATAGTTAAATCTAGATTAATGAATATCTTAGGATTAACACCCATAAAAATATACGGTAGAAAAACCACAATAAGAAAAGTATCACCTAAAGATTCTAAAGTATTTTTAGATATTAATCACATACAAGGAAATGTTAATTCAAGCATTAAATTAGGTTTATATTATAACGATGAATTAGTTAGTCTAATGACATTTGGCAAAGGTAGAATTATGATGGGTGGTGACTCAAATCAATATGAACTACTTAGATTCTGTAATAAATTAGACACAACAGTTATTGGTGGGGCTGATAAACTATTAAAATACTTTATAAACACTTATAATCCAAAAGAAATAATTAGTTATGCTGATAGAAGATGGAGTCAAGGTAATCTATATGAAAAGTTGGGTTTTGATTTTGTTCATGATTCAAAACCAAACTATTTCTACATAATTAATAAAAAAAGAGAATATAGATTTAAATACAGAAAAGATGTTTTGATTAAAGAAGGTTTTGACCCATCTAAATCAGAACGTCAAATAATGTTAGATAGAAGTATATATAGAATATATGACTGCGGCAACAAGAAATATATATTTAAATACTAATTGATACAGAGTCTTCTGTTTGAAAAACACCATCTGTTATCACATAGTTTATATTTACCACAACAGCAAATTCACTAAGGTCTGATTCAGTTACTGTTATATCATTTATTGTTAAACTAGGTAAATATTTTTTAACAACCGTTTTAATTTCATCTTTGACCATTGATAAGGTGATGTCATCATTTGGTTCAAATATGAACCTAAGTAATTCAGTACCAAAATCTGGTAGATAAAGTCTTTGGCCTTTTCTAGTTAGTATTAAATGCATCAAATCAGCCTTTATAGCAGCATCTTGATTTGAATTGATATCCAAAAAAAATCCATCTGGACTATTCTTGAAAGGAAAGTTTATATTATAAAAAAATTTAGATGGCATAACTTTGTTTATTAAATAAATATTATACTATCTATTTTTTATAAGTAAATGTAAATAAAAAAAAGGTCCTATATAAGGACCTTAATTTATTAGCTTGAACAACCAAAGCATTCAAATTGACTATCTACTGGTTTTTCTGGGGCTTTATTCTTATCCATATCTATAGCTAAGTGTTTGGCCTTGTTTTCAACTGATTGACTTCTTAAGTAGTACTGACCAGTTTTTAACCCTAATTTCCAACCCAATGTATGTGCTGTTGTTAGTTTACCAACAGTTGGTGTATCAAAGAAAATGTTAAGACTTTGAGATTGGTCAATAAAAGGACCTCTTTCAGCTGACATCTCAATCAATGATTTTTGTGATATTTCCCAGACTGTTTTATATACTTCTTTTATTTCTTGCGGAATAACTGGTATGTTTTGAACACTACCTTCATTTTTGATTAATTCATTAAGAATTTCTCTGTTCCATAAGTTTAATGCTTCTAAATCTCTAACCAAATGTTTATTCACCATTGCAAACTCACCACCAGTTACTTTACGTACATATAGGTTTGATGTAAATGGTTCAAATGCTTCATTAGAGCCGATTACACGAGCTGAACTCGCTGTTGGGGGACAAGTTGTTACAAGAGAGTTTCTAACACCGTATTTGATGATATCTTCTCGTAATCCAGCCCAATCAAACATACCGCTTAACTCATCTTCTTTAAGACCCCACATTTCCCATTGAAATATACCTTGAGATATTGGTGAACCTTCGTAATGTGTATATGTTAACCCACTTTCTTTAGCTAAGTCACATGATTGTCTTAATGCATTAAAATATATCGTTTCAAATATGTTTTTATTCAACAATCTAGAATCTGGAGATGTAAATGGTAATTTAAGCATACCAAAAACATCAGCTAACCCTTGGATGCCAATACCCAATGCTCTTTGCTCTAACCCACCTTTTCTACCTTCTGGTGTTGAATACTCATTAATTTCAATTGCAATATTAAGCGATTTTGTAATAGAACGTGCAACACGACCTAATTCAACGAAATCATATGTACCATCCTTAACAAACTTTTGAACTGGTATTGATGTAAGTGTACAAATTGCAGTTGTATCTTTATCAGTTACTTGAACAATTTCTGAGCACAAATTACTAGAATGAATAACCCCAAAATTTTTGTGGTTAGATTTCTCATTAACATGGTCTTTGAAACACATATATGGCATACCAGTTTCAATTTGAGCTTCTAGAATTTTAAGCCATAAGTCATGTGCTTTAATTTTTACGCCTAAACCCATTTCAACAGCTTTGTTATACTCAACTTCATATTCATCACCATAAATCTCATACAACGGTTTTAAACCAGCTGTTTTAATATCGTGAGGACAAAATAAATACCAATCACCATTGGTTTCAACTGCTCTCATGAAATTATTAGGAATCCATAATGCTGTGAATAAGTCACGAGCTCTTAATGTTTCATCACCAGTTTTCTTTCTGATATCCAAGACATCGAATATGTCTTTATGCCATGGTTCAATGTAAACGGCACAAGAACCTGGTCTTTTACCTCTTTGATTCCAAAATCTTAATGCTTCATTAATAACCTTTAAGTATTTCAAAATACCACCAGCTTTACCATCTGAATTACCAACATTTGTTTCTCTAGAACGTATATTAGATACGGCTAGACCAATACCTTCAGCTTTAGATGATGATATTGATAACCTACCTAACATACTTAATAATCCTTCAGTTGAATCATCTGGAACAATAGATAAATTGCAAGACGCAATCTGAGCAATCTTAGTACCAACATTTATTTTTATTGGTGTTGCTGGAGATTCTTTTTGTTGACTTAAATCATTATACTTCTCAATGAAATCAACTGGGTTATTTGTAATCATAAGTGCAACTCTGATATACATGTGTTGTGGTCTTTCAACAACAGCACCATTACCTAATTTCAATAGGTAGATATCTTTAAGTGAACACCACCCAAAATAATCAAATTGAAAATCTCTTTTATAATCAATAACAGATTCAATCAATTCAATATTTTCTTTTACTTTTTCGTAATATACATCATTTAACAACCCTCCATTGTACATCTTCTTAGTTGCTTTCATAAAGTTATCTTCAGTTTCTTTATGTAACTTACTGATAGCTATATTAGCAGCTAATTTAGAGTAATCTGGGTGATTCATAGCTAATGATTCAGCAACAACTGAAATCAAATCATCTAATTGATTTGTAGTCATATTGTCAGCTAAACCTTGTGTAACTTTAATAAATACTTCGTCAGCATTTACTTTAAGACCTTCAGATTGTTTTTTAATCCTAGTAAGTATTCTACTAGGATTAAAATCAATTTTGTTTCCATTTCTTTTTATTACTTGCATAATTTATGTTTTTTTTATATTTCCTCATCAAATGATATAGGACCACTCAAATCGGCTGATTTATATTCAGTAGAACGTCCTTCAAAGAAGTTCTGTTTTGTTTTCAAGGCGATTTGGTTCATAAATGCAAATGGGTTTTTTGAATTGAACTCTTTATCACAATTAAATTGTACTAATAAACCATCAACAACAAATTCCAAATACTGTTTCATCAATTCAGCGTTCATACCAATAAGTGATACTGGTAACGATTCGGTAATGAATTCTTTCTCAATTTCTAATGCAGATAATAAAATCTCTCTAATTCTTTCTTGTGTAGGTTTATTAACCAAATGATTATTCACCAAGTGGATTGCAAAATCACAATGTAATGCCTCGTCACGAGATATAAATGCATTTGCGTCACAAAGACCTGGCATTAAACCTCTTGATTTTAAATAAAAGATACTACAAAATGAACCAGAAAAGAATATACCCTCAACAGCAGCAAATGCTACTAATCTTTCAGCGAATGATTCGGATTCAATCCATTTTAAAGCCCACTCAGCCTTTTTCTTTACTGGTGGCATATATTCAATTGCTTTGAATGCTTTACTGCGTTCTTCAGCATCTTTGATGTATGTATCAATAAGCAATGAATACATGTGACTATGTATATTTTCCATCATGATTTGAAAACCATAGAAAAACTTAGCTTCAGTATATTGAACTTCTTTTAAGAAATTCTCAGCCAAGTTTTCATTTACAATACCATCAGATGCCGCAAAGAATGCCAAAACATTTGTTATGAAGAAACGTTCATTATCTGTTAATTTGTTGTTCCAATGGTCAATATCTTTCGATAAATCCACTTCTTTCTGTGTCCACATAGCGTCTTGTGCTATCTCATAATATTCAAATAAATCTTGATGAACAATTGGGAATAGTACAAATCTATCTTGGTTATGTTTTAATATAGGTTCTTTCATTTTAATTATTTTTTGTAGTTTGTCTTGCTTGTATTACTGCGTTAACTCTATTTTGTTCTTGGTCTGCAACACCTTTTTTATATTGTGTTCTATTTTGACCATTTGGTTCAGCATCACCCATCTCAATTTGAATTCTAGCGTTGTCAAATACGATGTTAGGGAAAATCATACCATCTTTACCAAAACGTGATTTAAGTATAGCCATTGTAGCTGTACCTTCATCTTTTTGGTCAAGTGTTTTTGCTATTGACACAATAAAGTGACCAATTTGACCTTTTTTGATTGAACCACCCATTTGATTAGCCTCAACAACTTCTGCGGATATAGAGCTTCTATTACCTTGAACGGCTGTCCATCCAGCTAAATCCAATTCAGATAACATGGCTTCAAATTGTCTCATAACTGCACCCTCACCAGCATTAACATCATCGAATTTCTTTGATGGTGTCACACAATCGATATAATCCAATGTGATTAAATCTGGTCTAAACCCACTAGCTATTTGTTGTCTTATATATTGTCTAATCATTGGTATTGTTGTACCATCACTAGAGAATTTTTTAAGCTTAATCTCACCAGTTCCATTTTTAGAAGCTGCTGTCATATTTTTACCCATCTTAATAAGGTCATCCTTATGTAAGACAAGACTATTTAAATCATGACCAGACCAACACGCTAAATGTTTTCTTTGAATAACTCTAGGCATATCTTCAAAGAAGATTTGAAGGACCTTATGTCCCTCATTCATAGCGGTATTACATATTTTAGTCATCATGGTCGTTTTCCCCACCCCAAAGGGAGCCAGTATAACTGCTAATTCTCCTTTGGATAGTCCACCATCCATTATTTCATCCAACCCTTTTATACCAGTTGGTATTGGTTTTCTAAAATCCTCATCTAATACACTTTCAAGGTCGTGTAAGACATCCATTCCGTCATCTTTACTATCACCATGTTCCAACGCTTTTCTTAAGATTGACTCACATTTTTCATATTCATCAGTATCACCTTTATCAATAATACCAGCAATTTGTTTTATTGATTTTTTAAGTTCTTGAGTTTTGCAAAACTTCATTGCAACTTCTTGAACTTTCAATGTATCATTAAGACTTGTTTCTTTGATTCTTTTTAGTTGAGATAAAACATATTTCCTTGTTTGTGGATTTGTGATTTTATCTAACATTCTGAATTCAATACTACTAAAATCTGGGATGATATCGTATTCTTCTTTAGCATCTTTTATGGCAGCAGTTATCAACTTTAAATGTTCATCCATAAAATAATTAGCATCTAAAATATCAATAATTGAATTAGCAAATCTCTTATCTGTTAAGATTTGTGCTAATAATTTATACTGATAATCAAACCCTAAGAATTCTAATGTATCTTTTTCTATCTTTGCCATGTATTATGTTATTTTTATTTTAAAACTTTTGTATTAATAAATATACTAGACTGCTAAGTTTGTCTCTAAAATTGTATATTTTTTTTGTGCCAAAGAATATCGAATCTCATTGATAATTGATGGGATGATTTCTTTGATATCTACTGAGTATCTAACCTTTGGTGGAAATAAATTTCCAGAGAAAATACCTTTAGAAACTACTTTTTTATCTACTTTGATTTCAAATTGAAAGTTATCAATTTTATCTGTTGATGTTTTTGTAGGTTCATCTTTTTGAATATGGTATGGGTTATAATTATCCCATAAATAAGTTTGTGCTTTTTTCTTTAAGAAGTTAGGTATGATACCTAATTTACCAAAATCACCATTGTTTACACCAATGATATTATCCATAAGTTCTTTTAATTCTAATGACTTAACTGAATCTTCGTTGAAGTTTCTAATATCAAAAAATCTTTGACAAATAATGTGGTCATTAATAAATAATACAAATTCGAATCTTTGTTCTTCAAATTTTCTTGTGTTTTCAGTATTTTGTGTTTCTGTTTTTCTAGTTTCTGTTGTTCCCATGTTAATTGTTTTTAGGACTTGTTATTTCTCTTTTTAATAAACTTTTAAAAGGGACTAAAAAATCTTGATATCGGTATTCACCCATCTCTTTGTTTAGTCCGTCTTTTATCATCATATCATAAACTTCTTTGAATTCGAATTCGTCTATGAAACCAACAATTAGTTCTTCTAATTGCTCTATACCATCTTGTGTCATCATTGGTTCTTTTAGGTTTACCAATTTATGGTTAATCTCATAAATGTTTTCACCTTGAACACCATCAGTAACACGGTTTAAGATATTATCCAATATCTTTAATGGTTTCTTCTTGTTTTCTACTCTTTCTAACTGTTGCCTTTTAGCTTCATCTATAATTTCGTTTAAAGTTAATTTCCTTTCACTTAACATTGGGAAGAGATTAATCAACGTTTTCTCTTTTAGTCCCTTGATACCACTTATTGTATCACTATTATCACCAATCATTGTTTTAACCAATGCACCATTTTGGTAACTATAGCAAAAGTACGATAAAAAATTGGTGTTGTCAACATAATTCTTAATTGATTTATCACAAAAGTAAATTTTTACATCTTTATCAATCAATTGAGCCATGTCTCTATCGTTTGTTACAATAGTAATCTTTTCATTTGGTTGTTTGTTTAGACAGTAGTAGGCTATGAAGTCATCTCCTTCTATAACTTCATGTTTGAGCTGTCTTATATGCATTTCGTTGAGATAATCCCATACACGTCTTCTTTGAAGCAATTCATCCTCATCTGTAGGTTGCGTTCCAGTTTCGTAGTTTTTACCACGACCACTTTTGTATGGTTTATAGATATCATATCTTAACTTACCACTAAAGTTACCATCCCAAAAAACATATACTCTATGGTATAGGTCTTCAGTTAACATCTTTCTTAGTATAGTAAGAAATTGGTAAACACCACCTATGGGTTTACCTTCTGAATTATACATGCTTTTGGCACCGAAAAAGCCCGTCTTAAATAGGGCATTTCCGTCGACCAAAAGTGTATTTGTTAATTTAATTTGTTTTTCACCACTACGTGGAGGTCTTTTGTTCATTTTAGAACATTTAAAAGGTTAATACTATTCTCTGATATCGTCACCTTCCATGGTTCCTTCAGTTTCAGTGTATTCTAACTCAACATCATAACTAACGTTTAATGCATCGTGTATGAATTTTCTGTTTTTTGTTTTGTAAGCGTCTAACTCTTCTGGGTTAACATACCCATGTGGTGTAGATGCAATCGTACCATTTCGTTCAATACCAGTTACGTGATTTTTCTCACATCTGATTTTTGCTTCAGTTCCATATTGGAAATCTTGACCCAATGCTTTAGCTGTCAATTTTTTAGTACCATGTGTTAAGATACCACCAATGTGAACAATGATTCTAGAGTTGAAGAACATGAACTCACCACCTTTATGTTTAACAACAGTACCATTCATACTATCTAACCAAATCTTTTGAACACAAATCATAGTGTTTGTGTATTCACTATCTTCAGAACGACTAGATGGAATTTTAAAGTTTACAATCGCTTGGAATGCACCCATTGCACCAGCGTTCCACATATTGTTTGATGTATTAGAGCAAGCAGATTTATAACAGTTAAGTGTACCAATTGAATCCCATAAGAAACACATATTTTTATTGATGACACCCTCTTCTTGGTTTTGAATCATTTCACTAATGAATAATGAAACATCCTCAATAACTGGTTCAAGTCTTGTAGGTTTAGTCATCATTTTACTTTCTTGGTGATTGTAGTTTTTATAACGACTATATAAATCACTACTTCTCATAAGGATGAATCCGTCTGGTTTTTCAGTTATCTCACCAGTTTTCTCATCAACAATCTCTTTAAATTTAACACCTACTTGTTTTGCATGTTCTGTATTCCAGTTACCTTCAGTTTCAATAACAATAGCTAAGTCACCAATTTTTTGGCAACCAGCTATGGCTTCATAAAAAGCTGTAGATTTACCAGTATTTGAATAACCTCTAACTAGAGATACATAACCACGTGGAAAACCTGGTAATTTTAAAGCATCATGCCATGCTTTTGATAATGGAACC